ATATGATGCATTATATGTTCTAAATACTTTAGCGGTAAAATCAGGCATTAATGATTTAATATATAAATTTAGTTCACTAGAATTCAATAGGTCAAATAAGTCATCGCCATTAACCTTGTCCTTCATAAACTTTTCCAAATTTTCATATACTTTCTCACTAACCGTTACTTGATTCACGTATCTAATAGAATCTTTTCCTAAGAAATCAAGTTTAATAATATTATTACCTTTTAACATAATGTGTTCATATCTTAATGAGGTAACACCAACTGTATCTGCTTGATCAGACCCTTTTTCATTACCAACTCTTAATGCCAAATTATCAATAAAATATAATGCAGTACTTAATTGTTTTACTGTCAAGGTACCATTAATAATATTATTTGTATTTTCCTTTCTAATTTTTTCAATATGTTTACCTAATTTACGAGCTTTATCAAATTTATCTTGATCTGATTGGGCTTTAAATTCGGACTGTTGACCTAACCATACGTATTTAGTTTTACCACTAATAACATCAGGCCAGCTAGCCAACCATTCTGCCTTATTATTGTGAACAATTTTGCCATACTTTTCACCATTAGGTAAAGGTAATGTATTTCCTTTGCCAATATTAATTGTTATATCTTTACTATTAACACGTTTTTTAATAGTACCAAGTTTAGGATGACATCCTCTGCCTATAAAAATACCGGCTGGTTCTAAACGAAAATTTCCTACGGGTTGTTCTTTGCCGTCGACGATCGCAACCTTATACTTTTCTTCGTTTTTATCGGTTGCAAGCTTCAAAGATTCTTTATCTGCTTTCGACATGTTTGCTTTTTTCTCTTTCTCTCTATCCAAATGTTTTATAATTTGAGAAAAATCACATAACTCTAATTTATCAATTCCTAATCCTTTAATACTAGGTTTCCAACTTTTGAAGAAATTTTTCTTAAATACTTTATTTTTATAATATTCTGTATCAACATATCGTGTAAACAATGTAATATATTCTTCGGCCAGGGGAGGTAACATAATGGATTTACCATCATATATGATTGGAATATTATGTTGTTTATATGGTGGTTGGAACACAACACCATTATGTGACAGAGTAGTCCATTTTTTAGTTGATTTTGCGCCACCAAATAAATTCAGCATATAATATGATGCAAGTTGCCTTATTTCGGTCATTAAACTATAGACACAATATTATTACGTCATATTATAATTTTAATAATATTATACTATACTATACAATGTTATTTGGGAATTTTCCTTAACATAATAAGTCCAAGTGTATCTGCTAAAGCTGTATCTCTCGGTGGTCTCTTATTATTATTCCACAGTCTATATATTAACTGGAGTCATTTTGATGAAAAGCATCAAACCGTAATCTTAGGCATGATCTTAGTTGCTCTCTTACTATTTGGAGGCAAAGTGTCAACCATGTCGTTCAAAGATATAATGTAAACCAGTAAAAATAAAATAATATTAATATTATAAAGCGATGTCTTTTATTATTACCGATTTAGAACCAATGATATTATCATCATCACCTGCCATGCCAGTATTAATATATACACCTACTAAATACAAACTTTATGATAATAAAGAATCAATATCTATACATGGTTCTTTTTTTATTATCGAGAACAATTTAAAGAAAAACACTACAGAACAAACCTTTTTTAATTTAGAAAGCTTGTTCATTCATATAAATGATAAAACTTTCACAATCAACATAAGTACTTGTGAAATAGAACAATCAAATGACAATATTAATGATTGTGTACAATGTACCGACATTCACACTATTGGAGAAACAATCCAAAGAGAATTCTACTTATCAAATGATAATTCGTATATTGATAATGTGATAATCAAAATAATAAAAAACATAAATAAATACCATAATTTGGTAGAAATATCATCGTTTTACAATATACAATCTGACGAGATGGATAAAATGAATAATATGTTAGATAATGTTGCGTCTAAACCAATACCGATACCAATTAAAGATCCTTCAATGCATCAGATATGGCATCATTAGCATTTTCAGTCACTTCGTATTCCGTATTAAATAAATTATCTGTGCTATCAACCACGATGACTTGTTGCACGATAGGTTTCGCACTCACTATATCAACACCCCTATTATACAGGTTACTTAACGAATCTCTATAATAAACCATTATTAACACACATATTGCTATTAATAAAATACAATATAAAATTTCAGTAGTTTGAATCATTATAATATCATTGATCAAGAAAATAGATTCTTATAAATTAATTTAAATATCTTCAAATTCAAAATCATCAAAATCATCGGCTGCAATTTCTTTACGTATTACTGGTTTTTTAATATCTAATTCTCTCATTTCATCTGCCGAATAAATATGCAATATGAAACAATTACTATTTGATAATCCATCTTCATATTGCACAAATACAAAATCACCAACATTAACACGCCTTCTAAATGATCCAGGTAATACACTATTTAATTCTAAACTTGAATTTAATAATGTTACCATAAAACGTTTACTACCCAATGATTTGGTCACTAGCGCAGCAAACGTATGATCAAGTTCAGCATTAGGTGTAATATCGTCAACATTAACTGATTCAACAATAGTTGAGTTTTTCATACTTTTTTGATGTTTACCGCCAGCGTTTTTACCCATTATTATACACTATATATTATTTTCTCCATAAATAAAATATTCAATTTTTTAAGTTCCATGTTCTCTCAAATATAGTAAGCAATCAACATATTCTGCTGTTTCAACGTGACATGGTATAAATTTTGGTAGAGAACAACCATTATCGTGAACAAATTTTAAACATGCTAAATGTCCATTTTCGCATGCTACTATCCCAGCTTTACGATGCATTGGAATACCTATTTCCAGGGCCCATGATAAAATATTAAGATGACCACCATCACATGCACCATAATATACCATTGATGATAATTTATAATCATTATCGTGTAAATATTTTAATATATGTAAATGTCCATCACATGCTATACAATCAAGTGTTCCTTCATTTGCATTAAAAGGAAATCCCTTTTTATCCAGGTATATCAATATGTCCAAATGACCATATCTACATGCAAAATTTGGCAGTTCTTGATTTAATATAGCACCATGGTCAACCAATAGTTTTAAACAATTTAAATGTCCTTTACGTATTGGACCATATACTGCATCACAATGTAATTTGCAACCATTATCAAATGCCCATTTTAATACATCATAGTGACCATTTTCACTTGCTACATATGTCACATCATCGGTCCATATGCAACCATTTTCTCTCAACCAAATTAATATATGCAGGTGTCCATATTGAGCAGCAATTCTACATAATCGAGCTTCCTTTTTACAACCACGTCTTACTAAATATTTCATTAAACCATGTACACAAATATCGTTATTGCTCGCACTTGCAAATGGTATTCTCGGTATGTTATAATGTGTCGCATGGTAATCACTAATAATATATTCGCCACCAGGTTCCATATTTAATATGATAAAATGTTGCGTATTTTTTATCATTAAATAATCACACAAACTTAGCATCTCATTAATATTATCTGAATTAATATTTCTCTTATTAAAATTATTTAATAATATTCTATCAATAGGAAAAATATCTGGTATCGGAATATTAATACTTTCATCGTCTTCTAACATTGTATTAATTAAATTAGACACAATATCTGTCAAATTTAGTTCGTTAAATCTAATAACATCCATTACAATAATAATATACCATATCTCCGTAATATATTAATCAATTTTTTAAGACGAATGCAAACTTTTTACATAGTTCATCTATAGACTTGTATCTACCAGCATTACCAAAGTGTCCTTGTCCCATTTGAATTTCAATAATACGTTTACCGCTAACATTCGTATTCTTATCTCTCAACCTAGCTATAAATTTCAATCCTTCCCAATACTGCACTCTTGGATCATGGAAACCTGTCGTAATATAGATGTTGGGATAGGATGCAACCTTGAGATTAGTATATGGACAATATGTTTTCATATAATCAAAATCAGCTTGAATATTTGGATTGCCCCATTGAGTCCATTCTTCAACTGTTAAAGGTATGGATGAATCACTCATAGTAATTAATGCATCTGTAAATGGTACACCCATAATAATATTTTTAAAACTACTTGGATACATTGATGCCATTACACCAGCTAATAGGCCGCCAGCAGATCTACCTTCACATGTGACATTTTCTTTATCAATATACGATAGGGACACAAGATGATTTCTACAATCATGAAAATCAGTAAATGTATTCATTTTATTATGCATTCTACCATCCTCATACCATTCTTGACCTAAAAAGGCACCGCCACGAATATGACAAATAACAAAACAGTAGCCATAATCCAATAATGTAATATTCTTAAAACTAAATAATGTATCAATTGTTAAACCATAAGCACCATAACCATACATATATAATGGCATATTACCCTTATTTCTCAATTCTTTCTTATACATTAGGGAGCAAGGAATCATTTTACCATCTTGACTTGGTGCTAGAATACGTTCGCATGCATACAGATCTTTATCATAATTTGGAATATTTTTAGACCATGCAACAGATGTTACCGGTTTACCATTCAACATACTTACATACATCATTTTCAATGGTTTTGTCATAGATTCAATACCGACAATCATTCGCTCATCATCAATAATACACGATCTCAAACTGATATTATAAACTTTATTGATATTATTTGGCCAATTTTTTGTTGACCAGGTATCCATCTTTGTTACAATGACATCATCTATTAAATTAAACGTGTATACATTTTCCCCGTTCAAATAATTGATATAATCATTACCATGAACAGTTGTGGTAAAGAACATGCCTTGAACATTAAAAAATATAGATGTTATAGTTACTAATTTATTATAAGGTATCAAATCAGTGAACAAACTTTGATCTTGAATAAGGCCATTAAACTTTGATAATGGTTCCATAGTCACCTTGTAATTCACACTATTATTACTGTTGGTTAAAAAATACATCATTCCATCTCTCAAGTCAGCATTCACTAATACTTTATCTTGAATATCGCAAATTGGCATCAAAGTCCAAGATGCTGTGTTTAACATAGATGCTGTGTCCAACATAGATGCTGTGTCCAACATAATATATTGCATTTTTGTTTGATCATAATCCGATGACGATATAAATAAACATTTATTATCGGAACTTAGATTTGTTGATAAGTTTAATACATCATTCAATTCTGTATAAATTATTTGACTTGATTTGTCTAAAATATTGTAAAATACTAGTTCAAAAGGTCTTTTGTTTTCATCTTCTCGAATGTATGCGATAATGTTGTTATTTAGCCATGTATATTCACAA